TAAGTTCGACTGGGCGCCGATCTAACGGACCCTAGGTGTACCCCTCGGAGCGCCCGAACGTGGCTGAGCGGGCGCTACAGCGCGTCCTAGGGGCATCCCAGGGCCCGGGGCGCGCAGGGGGCCACCCGGGGGCGAGGGTCGCAGGGGGCCACCCGGCGCCGGCGCGCAGAGGGGGCGATACCCGGGCGACCTTGTCACGGGTGGACGTCCGGTCAGAGCATAAACACAGAGTGGCACTCTGTACGCTCTAGCAGGCCTAGAGCGCTGTTCTGTAGCTCTCCCTAGAACCCCTAGTAGAGGATGTCTCTCTAGAGTGTGTAACCACTGTAGTAAGTGTCTAGAGAGACATCTGGAGTGTAGAAGGTTGGGGCTCGTCTCAGCGAATTGATGTGGACGAAGCGCGTCAGAGTGGCATTAAGCCCTTAGGCGAGCCCACGGGTGCCCGCGGGTAGGGTGGGAACATGCCCATCGTGACCCATGCCGACGTCAATGCCCGCCTCCACACCCCTGCGACCGAGGCGCAGACTGACCGTCTCATTCCTGATGCGTTGGGCGTGCTGGAGGGATACCTCGGCAGGTACCTCGACGAGCGCGGGCACGTCGAGTTGAAGACCGGCCCGGGTTACGTGACACTGAGCCGCACGCCCATCCGCGAGATCAGCAACATCGAGTACGACGGGTCCCCCTACACCCTCCCTGTGGGCTTCGACCCCTCGACCGGCGTCACGGACTTCTACGTCCCCTACGGGCACGCGGCCATGTTCGAGTACACGTCGGGCCTGAAGGAGGACGCCGACATCGCGCTCGTGCGTCGGGTGGTGGTGGACGCCGTCGTGCGCCAGCTACAGCGCGAGGCCACCGGGATGCAGGGGGTCAAGACCGCGAATCAGGAGGGCTCGTCCTTCACCCTCGTGGATGACGTCTTCGGTGGGTACACGGCCGAGGAGCTCACCCTCGTGGAGCATCTGCGCCGGGTCACGGTGGTCTAACCCATGCCCGCTTTTTCCCCTCTTGCCATCCTGGGCGCGAATACGACGGTGCGGGTTCACTCCCTGACCTCGACCACCGACGAAGAGGGGCGGGTTACCTCGGTGACCGACGAGGGCGCCGTCTACCCGGCGTTCATCGCCCAGACGACGGCCACGGCCACGCAAGAGGCGGGCGTCTCGATCGAGGACGTCGAGCTCGTCGTGCGCCTGCCCCTGGGCGCCGCGGTCGATGATAGTAGCGTAATCGCAGTGACCAACTTCCACCCGCGCATGGACGGGATGTGGAACGTCGCCCGGGTTCGCATTCTTCCTTCCGCCTTGCGTGTGTTCCTCCAGAGGCGGTAACCCGTGGCCCGCGCAGTGACCTCCCGCCGGACGATCAATGCGAACCGGCGTGCCCTGGAACAGGGCTTCCGCAACGTGCAAAGCGCGATGGATGCGATTGACGCGGCCATGCCTGAGGCAGAGCGGGCGGTTGCCCGGCGCATCGTCACGCGCACTCAGGAGCTCTTGAACACCCCGGGTACGGGGCGGGTGTACCGCAAGTACTTCCCGCGTCGTACGCACCGCGCGAGCTCGCCGGGGGCGCCTCCTGCGACCGACACCGGTCGCTTGCGCCGGGGCTACCGGACCCGTGGCGGGCAGGTCTTCACGGACGTGCATTACGCACCCTTCCTGGAGTTCGGGACCCGTTTCATGCGGCCTCGTCCCCATCTCCGTCCGGCCGTCGCGGAGATCATTCCCCACATTCCTTCGATCGTGAGCAAGTACGCACGGGACGCGGTGAGGTAGAGAATGCCTACGGAGAGGTCGGTCGGTGGAGACCTACGAGCCTTTTTGCTGGCAGCCGAGCTCGGGCTTACCGACATATACCAAGAGGGAAGCGCACCTGAGACGGCGACGTTTCCTTTCGCCACGATCCTACATCCCGTTAGTGATACTCGGGTGCTCTCTGGAGACGCAAGGGCGCTCGCTCGACGCCGGGCGGGCCAGTTGGATTTGTGGCAACGAGAGTCCAACGAGAATCCCGCGCTCGTCGAGGCGGTCATCGCACTACTCGACGGAAGAAAGTCAACCGGCGCGCGACGTCACCGATTCCTCGTGACGAACGTCAATAGGATCACTGAGCCCGATATCGTGCATCACGCAATCTCGTGGCAGATCGCCTACCTGACACGCTAGGGTAGCTCCTAGAGGTGAAGCCCGGCCTCCCGTCATAGTGGCGGAAACACACATCCCGTCCTGACGGGGAGGAGAACCAAATGCCCACCGCACGCGAAACCGTCGTCTATGACGTCCACGACGTCAAGGTCTACCCGCTGCTTTCCGACGACGGGGCCTCCCCGACGTACGGCGCCGCGGTCGACGTCCCCGGCATTGCCGAGATCAGCATGGACCCGAACCTCGTCACCGCGGAACTCAAGGGTGACGGCGGCAAGGTCATCGCGAAGAAGGGCCGCGTCGACAGGTGGAACGTCTCGGCCACCTACGGCAAGCTCGCCCTGAACGTCCTGTCCGTCCTGCTCGGCGGGGATTCCCCCACTGACGTCACCGGTGAGGTCTACTGGGACCAGTCTGGCGGCGTGCGCCTCCCCTACTTCAAGATGGAGGCCAAGATCGAGGACGTGGACGAGGGCCTCGGGGACCTGCACGTCATCCTGTTCAAGTGCCAGATCACGGGCGGGACGCTCCTGGGGTCCTCGACCGATGAGTTCGGGCAACCCTCGTTCGAGGCCGAGGGCATCGCGACCACGTCCACCAACAAGATCGCGCGGGTCCGCCTGCTCGACGCGGTGACGTCGCTGAGCGCCTAGCGCCTAGCGCCTAGTTCGCACTTCGCATTCCCTTAGGACGGGAAACAGTAACGCCCCCGAGCTCCTTCGAGCCGGGGGCGTTGCCGTTTGCAGTCAATCTAGGTGGGACGGACTGCTCGCTGCTCGTCGAGCGCCCCCGAGTTGCGGAGGATCGTCGAGGACGTGGGCTTCTGCGCGGGCTTCGTCGCCCCGCGCACCCGGCGCGAGGTTTCCAGGTCGACGAGATCGACCTCCAGGATGACGCCCACACGGAGCGCCCCGCGGGCGACGGCGAACGAGGAGCCCCACATCCCGGGCTTGTTGCTCGTGACCGTCCAGCCCTCCTCGCACAGGACGGCGAGCATGGCCTCCTTCGCGGTGCGCTCGGCCGTGACCGCGTTCTCGGCCGGACCCTTGAACACCGCGGCGATGAGCTTCTCGCCGGTACCGTCGGGGATGTTCCGCTCCCCGCGCGCGTACTTCTCGATCGTGCGCAGGGACAGGTTCACCCTCGCGGCGATCTCGTTGTACGTCAGGCCGGACTCGTCCTTCAGGGCCTTGAGCTCCTCGGCCTTCACCGGGTCACCTTCAGGAGGGGGAGGGCGAACAGGACGATCAGCACCACGCGTGCCACGAGGTTACTCCTTGTCGTGAGCGAGTGCGCCCCCGCGAAGAAGAGCGTTTCCACCCCGTCATTATACCCACCCCGCGGCCCCTGTCAAACTCGCCCGCACTCGCGCGTCCGCGGGCGCCCGCGGGCCCCCGCGGGTTAGTGGCAGAGCTAGAGTAGTAGGAGAAGGCCAATGACGATCGACCAAGCTAGGAGTAGCAAATGGACACTTCCCCTGCCACCTTGCGAAACAAGGGCGTGCCGGTGACCCTCGTGGGCTCGGACGGCGAGTCGCTCGAAGTCCACTACGTGCGCTTCAACTTCAACTCGATCGTGGAGTTGGAAGATGCGTTCGGCGGGATCAACGAGTTCGAGCGCGAGATGCAGAACAAGCCGTTCAGCGCCACCCGCAAGGCCCTCGCCGTCGCCCTGGGGATGCCGGTGGCCGACCTGGGCGAGCGGATGCGGATGGAGGACATGGGCGAGTACGCCGCGGGCGTCACGATGGCCTGGGGCATGGCGAACGGCCTGGACCCTACCCTCGCGGCGATGCGACTCGACCAGGCCACGAAGGAGATGGCAAAGACCCGCGAGGAGATGGCCGAGGCGCAGCGCGCCGAGCTCGAAAAGGCCACAACGGAAGCCCCCTAGCTAGGTATCCGATCTCGGATTGGGCTAAGGAATGGTGTAGGCGCGGGCGCAAGCTGGAGGACTTCTGGGAGCTTTCGCCCGCGCAGGTGGTATTCGTGCTCAACGCGGGCACGGAGTGGAGTGGGTCTAACGACAACTCCAAGCGCAAGGGTAAGGTTTCGGACTTGATGAAGTCGGCGCAGCAGTCCGGCAGCAAGGTCGAGAAGATTGGTAAGCCGCGTCGTCGCTCTTCTCCTACGGGCTAGGGTGGGTCTCAGAGACCCGAGATGACCTAGCCTTTAGTTATAGGAGGAGCAGTGGCAACGCGGCTACCTTCTATTCTACAGGACGTTCTCTTTGAGACCCGGGGCCTGCGAGAGGCTCAGCGCGAGATCAGGGGAACGAACCTCGACGCGACGAGCATGATCTTCGCGGACACCCGCAAAGCCCTCGATCAGGTCCGGGACTTCATTCGCACGATCGGTCGGCAGAAGGCCGAGGTCGAGGTCAGTGCGAACACGGACAGGGCGCAGCGTCAGCTCTCCTTGTTCGAGGACGAGAACTACGAAGTCGAGGTCGCGGCCACCGTCGATGCGGACGGGCTTCGTCGTAGCGTAAAGATCGCGACCAAGATCGCGGAAGCTGGTCAGAAGATCAGCATTCCCGTCGAGGTCGACGACGCGATTGCGCGTTACTCCTCGATCCTGGGCGGCAACATTCACCAAACGCGCCTCTTCGGGTCGATCATTCAGGACTTGAAGTTCCCGGCTATGGTGACCGGCCTCGACGCTGCCGCTGCCGCGACGACGGCGCTCGCTGCCGCGGGTGTGCAGGCCATCGCGGGCCTCAGCCCCCTGCTCGGCCTCGTGCCTGCGATCGGCGCTGCGGGCATCGCGCTCGCGCAGGGTGCCGGGGTGGGTATGCTCGCGTTGGGGGGCCTGGGTGACGCGCTGAAGGGCTTAGGAGACGCGCAGGGCCGGGCCTCGGCCGACGCTGCCCGTACCGCTGCCGCCCAGGAGAGCGCCGCTCAGAGGCAGGAGGCAGCGGCCAAGAGCGTGCGCTCGGCAGAGCGGGGCGTGGAGCAGGCCCGCGAGTCGCAGGCCGCCGCCGCGAGCCGGGCGGCCGACATCGTTGCTGCCGCAAACAAGCGCGTCGAGGACGCCGAGAAGGGCCTTGCCAAGGTTCGGCAGGACCAGGCCGACGCCGCGGACCGCGCGGCCGAGATCATCGTTGCTGCCAATAAGCGCGTCGAAGACGCCGAGAAGGCGCTCGTGCGCGCGCGGCGTGACCAGGCCGACGCCGCGGAACAGGCAGCAGATGTAATCGAAGCGGCAGCGGCCAAGGTCGAGAATGCCGAGAAGCGCCTTGAATCGTCGTTGAGGGACGAGGAGCGCGCGCAGGAAAGCCTCAACGACGCCCGGCGCGAAGCTGCCCGAACGCTGGAAGACCTGAGGGATAAGGTTCTCGGGAACGCGCTCGACGAGGAGTCCGCGGCGCTGCGCGTCGAGGAGGCCCGGCAGCGGTTGAGCGAGGTCGAGGCCGACGCGAACGCAACCGCGATCGAGCGGCAGCGCGCGGCCCTGAACGTGCGCGAGGCCGAGGCCGCCCTTGCCGAGCAGCGCAAGAGCGGCGCCCGTGACGCGGCCGAGCTTGCGGCAGCGGAAGCCGCAGGGGTCGAGGGTTCCGAGCGGGTCATCGACGCTCAGGAGCGGGTGAGCTCGGCCACCGATAGCACGAACGAGGCCCGTGTCGACCTCGCGAAGGCCGAGGCCGGGGTAGGCGAGGCGGCCGAGCATGCGAGCCGGATTCAGCAGGACGCCGCTGCCTCCGTGGCCGAGGCCCAGGCCGACCTGATTGAGGCACAGAACGGCGTCGGGAAGGCCTCGGAAGAGGCCCGCCGGATTCAGCTTGACGCTGCCGTGGCCGTGGGCGAGGCCCAGGCCGGGTTGATCGAGGCGCAGCAGGGCGTCACCAGGGCCGCTGCCGAGGCTCGCGACGTCCAGGCCGACGCCGCGGAGTCCGTCGCCCTCGCGATCGGGCGCCTGACCGAGGCGCAGGCTGCCGCTGCCCAGGCCGCCGGGAAGATGGGCGCCGCTGCCGAGAGCGCCGGTACAGCGGCAATGCAGGCATTCGAGGAGCTCCCGGGCACCGTCCAGGACTTCGCTCGACGCTTGTTCGATCTGAAGCCCCTCCTCGACGACCTGAAGGCGACGGCGGCCGGTGGCCTGCTTCCGGGGCTCAACGACGGGCTCACGCCGGTCTTGCCCCTGTTCGAGAGCGTCAAGGCCATCGTCGCGGGGACCGCTACCACCCTGGGCGACCTCGCGCGCCGGACCGGCGAGGTTGTTGCTTCCTGGCAGGGTGACCTTCCCTCGGTGGGCGAGAGCAACCGGCGCGTAATCGAGTCGATCGGCAACGCTGGTATCTCGGCCGCCGACGGATTGCGTCATGTTCTCGTGGCCGCGCAGCCTCTCACCGAGGCCCTTGCGGACATGGTCGAGCGAGGCGGTAACAAGTTCCTGGAGTGGGCTGAGAAGGCCCGCGGGGACGGCTCCCTGGCCGCGTTCTTCGAGACGACCCGCGTGGCCGTCGAGAACCTCGTCGGCTTCATTGAGGGAGTTGCAGGGGCGCTCGGTAACATCTTCGGGATCGTAAACGACCAGGCAGGTGAGGGCGGCTTCCTCGGCACGCTAAACCGACTCGTGCAGCAGTGGGAGGGCTGGACTAACACAGTTCGCGGCGAGAACGCGATCACGGACTTCTTTACCGAGAGCGAGCCGGTGCTTCGCGAGCTCGGCGCTCTGGCAAAGGACATCATCACCGGCCTGTTCGGCGGGCTCGGCACCGGGGAGACCGACCTCGCCGCGCTGATCAAGCAGGTGCGCGAGGAGCTCCTCCCGGTCATCTTGAAGATTGCGTCGTCGGCGCGCTCGGACTTCGGCCCGGCGGTCATCACGCTCTTGTCCAACCTCGGCCGCATCTTCGTCACCCTGGCCGGGCAGAGCGGGTTCTTGACTGCGCTGGTCACCACCCTGGGCAACCTCGCGGGCGTGTTCGCGCGCTTCTTGGAGAATGACAATCAGGTCGCCGGAATGGTGATCAACCTGTCAGTTCTCGGTACCGCGTTCCGCGTGTTCTCGGTAGCGCCATTCGTCCAGAGCATCGGTGGACTTGCCACTACTGTCGGCGGCGGTATCCGCACGATCAAGCAGTTCTCCGACGGCTTCACCAACAACGCCGCTGCGATTGGTGCGGCAGCTAACGGGACGACTGCCTGGGCCACCAAGTTCGGCTCCTTCGCTTCGGGAATCTCGACCCATCTCACCAACGCGGCAACCTCGGTGGGCTCGTTCGTCGTAACCCTGGGGCAGCACGTCGGCACGATGCTCGCGAGCCTCGGCCGGATGGTGGCGCAGGGCGTCGCGAGCGCGGCCTCGTTCGCAGCGCAGACGGCAGCTTCGCTCGGGCGGGCTATCGCATCGTTCGCGGCCATGGCGGCAGCGCACGTCGCAGCCGGTATTCAGATGCTCGCGTCGGCCGCGCGCTGGGCGGCAGCGCAGTTGATCGCGCTCGGCCCGATCGGGCTCGTCATCGCCGCGGTCATCGGGCTCGTCGCTTTGATCGTGCTCAACTGGGATATGATCAGGGAGTACACCCTCAAGATTTTCCGCGCGATCTCCGAATGGCTCGCGAAGACCTGGGATGGAATCAAGGACACCTTTACCCGGGCCATCACGTTCGTGCGCGCGGCGTGGGAGCTTTGGCTCGACGTGCTGCGAATCATGTGGGAGCGTACCTGGAGCACTATCCGGGACTTCTTCACGGGCCTCTGGGATGGGCTGAAGCGCTGGTACGACAACGCGATCAATACGTGGAAGCTCGCGTGGGAGGTCTGGACGACGGCTATCCGCATCATCTGGGAAACCGTCTGGAATATGATCCGGGACTTCTTCCAGAATCTTTGGAATGGTCTGACCTCGTGGTTCCATGACCGGCGCAATGATCTCGAAGCCGCATGGAATGCCTGGACGACAATTCTCCGCATGGTCTGGGAACGTGCCTGGTCAGAGATCAGGACTTTCTTCACCAACATCTGGGCAGACATCCGGCGTATCTGGGATGGCGCCATTGCCGTTGCCGAGATGGCATGGAACAAGTTTTCCGACGGCGCGCGTACCGTCTGGGACCTTCTCTGGGCAGGTGTCAAGTACGTTTTGGAGACGGCCTGGGACGGTATCCGGGCAATCTTTGAGACGATCAAGACGGTTGCCACCGGCATTTGGGACACCTTCACGGGCGCTCTGCGGTCGACGTGGGAGACCGCGTTCGGCGCGATCGAGACCTTCTTCGGCACCTGGCGCACGCGCGTCGAAGAGGGCTTCACGAGCCTGAGGGACAACGTCGGCAAGATTTGGGACGGGATCAAGGGCAAGCTCGAAGGCCCGGCAAACTTCGTCATCAATACGGTCTACAACAACGGAATCAAGAAGGTCTGGAACGCGATCGCAGACTTCTTGCAGTTGACCAAGCTCCCCGACATCGACCCGATCAAGCTCGCGTCCGGTGGCCGGGTGCCCGGCGCGCGCGACCCTCACGGGCGTGACGACGTCCCGGCCCGCCTGACCCGCGGCGAGTACGTGATGCCGGTCTCGGCCGTTGACCGCTACGGTACGGGCTTCATGGACGCGGTGCGCTCGGGTAGCCTCATGCCGGGCTACGCGCTCGGTGGCCTGGTCGACGTCGGCCGGATGCTGAAGGAGCAGTTCGGCGCGAGGGTGTCCGAGCACCCGGCATTCGGTGGAGTGAATGGCGACCACTCCCGGGGCTCGTACCACTACTCGGGTAAGGCCATCGACGTCAACACGCGCGCCGGGCAGTCGCACAAAGAAATGCGCGAGCTTGACGCGGTCGAGCGTTGGTTGCTCAATCCGGGTAACGTCGAACAGAGCGGGATTCTAGAACTTCTTTGGCGTGAGCCTGGTCACTACAATCACTTGCACTTGGCAATGCGTAACGGTGGTGCCGGTGGAGGCGCGGCTACCGGCGGGGGCGGGGGCTTCTTTGACGGCCTTGGTGCCTTGGCCGACCTCGCATCGCTCCCCGAGCAGATCAACACGTTCATGGGCGGGCTTGGCCCGCTCGGCGCGGTGCTCGGCGGATTGGGACGTAAGGCCGTTGACGGGGCAAAGAGCTTCCTTACCGATAAGCTCAACATCTTTGATCTTCCCGAAACCGGTTCTGAGCGTATCCCTGACGGCGGTCACGGCGGGCCGGTCGAGCGGTGGCGCGACGAGGTCATCGAGGCGCTTCGCATCGTCGGGCAGCCATTGTCCTACGCCGACATCACCCTTCGTCGATTGAAGCAGGAGTCGGGCGGTAACCCGGCAGCGATCAACAAGAACGACATCAACTGGCGGAATGGTACTCCGTCGGTCGGGTTGATGCAGGTAATTGGACCGACCTACCAACGGCATAAGCATCCGGACTTCGACCGCGGGCCGTTCTCGTACAACTCGTCGCTCGATCCGATGAGTAACATCCTCGCGTCGATGCGCTACGCGGTATCTCGCTACGGCTCGCTGCCGAAGGCTTATAACAAGCCCGGCGGGTACGCGCTCGGTGGCTTGGTTGATAGTATCGTGCCTCTCGCGAAGGGCGGGACGTTTACCAGTCCTACGCTAGGGTTGATCGCAGAGGCAGCGTCGGCGCGGCCTGAGCACGTCGTGGGGGACCGCAAGCTGCGCGAGGCGGTCCGCGAGGAGCTCGCCGCGGTGATCGGTGCCGAACGCAATGGGACAAACGTGACGATGGGCGATGTTTATGGGGTCCTCCCCGGCGAGATTGAGCGTCAGGTGGATCGTGCTCTTCGTAAGCGGAGGGTTCACGGCCGATGAGTGACTTTTACGGAGCGTTTACTTGGTACCCGGCGCACGGCGGGGACCCGGTTTTGCTGGAGTTCGATCGCGCCATGCCTTTCGCTGCAATTGAGCCTGAAGGGTTGCTCGATAACCTCGCCGTCCTGAGCACGCGAAAGACCATCGGTCAGAAGGGCACGACGCTGGAGCGGATCGAGGTCGATCAGCGGCTCGTAACCATGCAGATCGGCGTGAACGCGGACTCTCGCGAGCATCTGCGCGAGCTCCGGCTCAGGCTCGCGCGCGCGTTTGCGGTGAACCCCACCCGGCCCGGTCAGGTGCCCCTGCTCGGCGTGTTGCGCCTGGAGCAGACCGGGCAGCCCCCCATGCAGATCTTCGCCGCCCCGAACAAGATCGTAGCGGGCGAGCGCCTCGACCCTGAGCTCGACATCATCGACGTGGAGTTCCTCTGCCCCGACCCGGACTGGCAGGGCCTCACGGCTATTCCCATCGACTTCGCGGGTACCGTCGCGAACCCGGGCTTCACCACGCCGGTCACGCTGCCCCTGACCTCGAACTCGCTGAACTTCACGCGGGAAATTTTCATCGAAGGCACCGCGGATACGCCGGTCATAATGCGAATCTACGGGGACTGCACAGGTGCCGAGGTCATTCTCAACTCGACCGGCGAGAAGGTCCGCGTGCGGAGTCGGATTCCCGCGGGCTACTACGTCGAGGTTGATACTCAATGGGGGCGCAAGCGCGCGGAGTATGTCAATGCCACGACGGAGGCTCGTACCCCGGCATTGAACATGCTCGATCTTGACGTCACGACGCTCTGGTACTTGCGCTCCGGCGTCCAGACCGTCACCTTTCAGGCAGGAGTAAACCCCAGTGGTACTCTGAGGTTGCTCTATACGCCGCGGTACTCGGGGGTCTAAGATGGCAAATGCAGTCCCCGGCTACAATGACGCTTTCGACGTCACGGGCGCGCTTTCGACTTCGGCTTGGACGGTGCGTCAGGGCGACACGCAAAACAACTCGTGGATGATTGTTGATAGTCAGGGCATCGTCCGTCACGATGCTGCCCAGACGCTTCGCAGCTACGCGACCCGGATGGTGCCGTTCCCGAGTAGGGACCACGCCGTCTACGCCGCGCTCGCGGGCGCTCCGGCCGACCCGAACAACGCCGATCCGAAGGACATCTCCTGGTCGCTCACCGTTCGCGGGAAGCTGCCCCTCAGCTTCAGCGCCGGGCAGCTAGAGGCCCGGCTCCGGTACAACCCCGCAAACGGCGTGAGCTCGCTGAACGTGTTCGAGTTCCCCCAGGACTCGAACGCCGTGGCCGGGAACTTGCTGAAGGAGATCACCGCACTTCCCGTCGATCTCTCCTACGCCGTCGGCCGGTACCTCCGGTTCGAGGCCATCGGGGACCGCTGGATCGTCTCCCTGGACGGCAAGAAGTTGGCCGACGGGTACTGCACCATCCCCGGCCCTGCGGCGCTCTACGGCGGCTTCGCGCTCTTCCAGACCGGCCCCGACGACGCGGGCGACGGCGGGCGCGGGCGCGTCGGCTACAGCGAGTTCGGGGGCCTTGACCACGGACCGCCCCCGCACGTCCCGGCCACTCCGGCGACCGAGCGCGCGGGTGTAATCGTCTACAACAGGGGGACGTTCCTCCCGGAAGCGCTCCTCGACGTGATTTCTGCCGAATGGACCGAGAAGCTTCGCGGGCCTGGCACCTTCACCGCGTTCATGGCGGATACCTCGACCGGCGCGCAGTACATCGTCGAGAACGCGCTCGTTACGATCAACAATCACCCGTTCTTCATCACAAAGGTGGAGCGCACGTCGGGCGACGGCCGGATTCAGTTCTCAGGTGTCGGCGCCGAGTCAATGCTCGAAGAGCGCATCATTGTCCCGCCCACCGGCTGGACGCACGACGTCCTCGTGGGTCCGGCCGAGGACGTGATGCGGACTTACGTGCTGCGCCACGCGCACCCCGCGGGCGCGGGGACTCGACGGGGCTATCCGCGCTTCGAGTTCGAGGATTCTGCCGGTCGAGGCGCTCGGCTGCGCTACGAGGCACGGTATACGAACTTGGCCGACGCGCTCGATGAGATCGGGAAGGCAAGCGGGTACGGCTGGGGCGTGCGCTTTGACCACTCCGCGAACCGGCTCCTGTTCGAGACCCTCGTCGGCACGGACCGCAGTACCTCGGTGATTCTCGCGGCTGAGTCCGAGCAGACCTATCTCCGCGACGTCGAGGGCCACAAGACGCTCGCGTACGTGGCCGGGCAGGGCGAAGGCACGGAACGGCAGGTGGTCGACGTCCCGCTCGACGAGCGCGCCGCGGTGCATTCGCTGCGCCGCGCGAATGTCGTCGATGCGACGAAGGGGGCCTATCGCGGAGACGGCTGCCTTCTCGACCCTAACGCGGGATATACGATCGAGGGATGGTTCAAGATCGCGCCGAATCAGCTCGGGACCTTGGCCTACTTCTCGGGCCTGGGCATTGGCATGGGGTTCGCGGGCAAGACCACGTACAACCAAACCGAAGACCTCGGTAACCTCATGATCGACCCGGGCGCCGAGACCACGGGCCTCGATTGGCATCGCTTTGAGCCGACCACGGGCGGCGGGCGCAGCACCGGCTCGACCGCGACGGGTACATATAAGTATTACCTCCAGCGTGCCTCAACCTCGAGCTTTATGTACATTAACGATAAGCAGACCAGGGGTTACATTCGCGCAGCCGAAGGTCAGGTCATCACCATTTCTGTTGCAGCGCGCAATAGTACCACGAGCGGCGCGGCAATGAATATCGGGCTCGCTTTCCTCGACAAGAATGGCAATATACTTCGCGTCGATGTGACCAGCCCCGCGGTCACGGCCACGTACGTGCGTTACACATATACGAGTAGCCCGGCTCCTGCGGGTACGTGGCGCGTTCGTCCTTACGTGACGACTTTAGGTGGGGCCACTACTGATCAGCTTTGGTTCGATGACGTGGTCGTTACCAACCCGACCGGGGGCAGCTACGGAGGACTCGCCGTCACCCTCGCAACCGAGGGTTTCGGATGGTCACGTCTGGGCGAGCTCCCCGGCCCCGGTTGGTGGCACTTTTCGATGTCCTCGCGAGGGAATTCAGAGTTTCAAGGACCCGACCGGTTGTTTCGAGCCTGGTCCCCCGAGTATGAACTTGGCATCGATCACATTGCACTTGGCACCTTTGGCGGTCCTGGCCCGGTGATCGGAACAAACCGTGCCGCGGGGTTCTTCTCGGACCATACTGCCTCGGGCAATGAGCGGGTTGGATTCGGGCAGTGCAGGGACGTGCGGGTCTGGAGCGTGCGCCTTTCCGATCACGAAATTCGCACGAATCGCACGCTGAAACTGAAAACCGCAGATAAGCTATTGCATAACTTCACCATGGACGACGAAGGCGGCTACATCTACGACGTCGCGAATGGACTTGCGATCGAGCTCCGCGGTGGACCGACGATTTGGTCACGATCGCCCGACCTTCCCGCGCCGATAGCCTATCAAGCTCCCTCCGGCTACGATCTTCGCGAAGCATTCATCGATCAGCGAGACGTAGAGATCGGTAAGGAATCAGCCGTTACGCTCACTGACCGGGCACTTGCCGACCTCGTTGCTACTCAGCCAGTTACGTCGTTCACCGTGGCGCAGGTCGAGCAAGGTGACTACGTCTACGGACGGGACTTCCATCTTGGAGACCTGGTCACTGCGCGTAACCCGTTGTGGGGCATCAAGAGCACTTTCCAGGTGGTCGAGACGCACGCCACCTTGACCGCGGGACGACCGGACTACGAGATCGTCCTCGATCAGCCCTACCCGGACGAGGATGAGAACAGGCGCCAGAGCGACCGGCGCCGCGGAGCCGTCGGCGCGTCTGGCGCGGTGGACTACACGAAGGGCAAGACGATCTTTAACGCGGGCGCGAACGTGCGAACCGCAGAAGACACTGTTCCCGCTGGACAGAATAAGCCCTACGCGACGGTTGGCATCGGCGAGGCGGGTGAGTTCGAGAACCTCGATACCCTCGTGCTCGTCTGGGCGACTGCGATTGCGGGTGAGGATGTCAATACGGCAGCCGTCGCGGGTGTGGTCGCTGAAGTGAGCTTTGACTCCGGCGCAACCTGGAATAGCATGGGCGCCGTGCCTTTCCAGACGGATAAGGTCCAGGTTCGTCAGGCCGCTACCGCATTCCAGGGTCGTCGAGGCAAGCCGGGCACCGGACAGCAGATTCAGGTTCGCGCGGTCGTTGCTTCGCTGATCAGTGGCACCACGCGCGTCTACTACGTGAGCGTAATGGGGACTGCCCTCGCATATACCTAGGAGGCTAGGGTAGGGCCATGACCATCCGTAGCAGTTTCTTTGACGCCGTCAGTGGTGACCGGACATACAATGCCGAGCACCTTGCGAGCGTGTTCGATTCCCTCGTGGGAAACGGCTATGTCTACGGTCTCGAAAACATGCTCCAGGTCATCGAGAACTCTCCGACCGGGCGCTCGGTCAAGGTCCGCACCGGATCAATGTGGGTCCAGGGCCGATTGTTCGAGGTCTACGGATCAGACGAAGTAGTCACCCTTCCCGAGAACACGTCCGGGACGCTCCAGTACATTTATCTCTTCGTCTCACTGAACCTGACCGCGCGGACCATCACCCTGTCGACGACCATGACTACTGCGACCAGCTTGTTCCCGACGCGCACCGAGACGAGGTGGGACATGATGCTCGCGCGCGTCTCCGTGATCTCCGGGTACACCAACGTCCTCCAGTCCGACATCACCGATCTCCGCGATAATAAGTTTTTCTGCGGGCGCGCGAAGGTGCTCGTTGACACCGTTCCCTCCGGCGCGATCATCATGTGGAGCGGCAGCGTCGCGAGCGTTCCCCCGGGCTACCTGCTTTGCAACGGCTCGAACGGCACGCCCGACCTCCGCGGCCAGTTCATCGTCGGCGCAGGCGGGACGCTGAACCCGGGGGCGACCGGCGGCACGAACTCGAATACGCTCAACGTGAATCAGCTTCCCTCCCACTCGCACGCGACCACGATTGCCAATGGTGGTGCTCACGCTCACACGGCCTCGACGGGTAACGCGGGAAGCCACGCGCACTCGGGTACGGCGAGCTCAGCGGGCGGCCACACGCACACGGGTGAAACGACCACGAACGGGTCACACATTCACGTTCAGAAGGTGGTCCTCACCGATACCCACGATCACAGTCACCAGCCGGGGGGCACGAACTTTGACGCTGCCGCTGCGCCGAGCGATGCGGATAGCTCTGACCCGCGCGAGAATGTGCGTACTGAGGCATCGGGCGACCATAAGCACCTTTACACGACGGACGCGGCCGGGGCGCACGAGCACGCTTTGAGCGTCAACATTGCGGGCGCCCACACTCACCCCGTTACTGTCGATGTCGCTGCCGCGCATTCTCACACCGCAACCTCGGCCCTGGTCGGCTCCGGCGCACCGGTCGAGAACCGCCCGGCGTATTACGCGCTCTGCTACATCATGAAGGCTTAAGTTCGACTGGGCGCCGATCTAACGGACCCTAGGTGTACCCCTCGGAGCGCCCGAACGTGGCTGAGCGGGCGCTACAGCGCGTCCTAGGGGCATCCCAGGGCCCGGGGCGCGCAGGGGGCCACCCGGGGGCGAGGGTCG